CTGTGCCAGAGACAATAGCAGACCCTGACACTGTGCTAACAGTGCCTGTTGTGTATATCATGATTTATTTCCTAAATTTATTTTTTTATAGGTGAATTATCTTTGCAATATATTTTGTCAAACATATCAGTGCTAACCCAACCGCCTTGCCATAAACCTGCTTTACCGTATCCAAAATACATATTATTATCATTATTATAGCGACTTAATTTAAAACTCTGATATTTTTCAATAGTCTGAATTTTAATTAAACCAACACACTCCACTGTCTGATAATTTATAGGTTTTCTATCAGCACAGCCTGAAATAAATACCGCAATAGATAATAAAATTATTTTTTTCATAATACCTTCTTAATATCGCTCACATCTATTATTAAGCAAGTAGATGGAAATCTAGATAAATCACGATTTACACTGCCTGTGCTCCAAAGAACAGCTTCTTTATATCTTACTTGTAACGTATTTCCCACTCTTTTAATAAAAGTATCCATCCAAGCCCCTTCAAATCCATCCTCCCATATTCCTCCCATTCCGCCACCAAAAACGAAAGCTAAATCTTTTATATTTGGTAATTGATAATCAATATCTTCTTTCCATGATGCAATAAAATATCCTACTATTTTTAGCACCCCCCAATTAGAGTTATAAACAGTCTGTTTTGTACTACTATTTTTTATAACGACTCCATATTTTTCTTTAAAAATATTATTAGGAAAATCACCAAATTCAAATACATCAACACTACCCGAAGCGTCATTATAAGGTTGGGATATCTGGATATTTTTGTCACTTCCTTTTATGGCTCCCCCAATAACTTTAACAAAAACATTGTTAGGTGATACAGCAAATAACTTTGTAGATGAATGTGGGGTGTTCGGTAATTCAGTATAATATCCTTGATTTCCAGATACTATCCCGCCTTTCATTACAACAGTCTGCTTTCTAATACAGTTCATAACCGTATTAAAGCTATCTATTTGAATATGACGATCCTTTCCTTTTATAATAATGCCATATTTACCCATCAATATACTCCATAATATAACCTAATGATGTCATCATATATATCGATTAAGCCATTTCTATAAACATTATCGAGTTCAAGAATAATTACCCCGTTATTAATATTTAAAATAACATCTCCAGCTAACCCCCTCATAAAAGAAGTTCCAAACCAAGCAAATACTTCTCCATATTTATTTAGATCAGAATGGTCATAACTAAAAGTTTTTTTAGTCATAAGTGGTATAGGAGTAATATCATGCCAACCAACAATTCGTCCAACCCTATCGGATGTATTTAATAAATTAATTCCATATTTTTTAGATTTGATTACCATGCCATAATTATCGCTCATTTGTAATATCACCAATAATAACAACATTATACCCAGTTTCGTCTTTTACATATAAATTTTGATTGGTTAATGTTGTCCCTCCATTACCACTCGTAAAGCGAAAAACATTGTTTTTAGCATCCAATAAAAAGCCATTCCCTTTATCAAATCCTGATGATTTAAAATAATCGAGTACCACTAATTTTTGTATCCACGCTTTATCCATTAAGGCTTCATGAATAACCACCTGTCCATTCTTCACGATAAACGGTGTCACCACTTTGCCGTTTAATGACGATATCACTGCAAAGTTTTGGGCATTGACCAGAAATTGGCTATTTCCTTGTGCATTAAACCCTAAGCCAATGCCCGTAATGACTTTATTCCCTTTGCTATCTTGCTGAACTTTCATTGTCCATGATGCGGAAATTTTGCCATTTATGTCGGTGACCACTTTCGACGTTTGTTCGATTTTGGCTGAACTTGTACCCACTTGGCTTTCAAGGCGAGTGACTTGCTGGGCGGTAGAGGTCACTTTACCTGAGACCTCAGTCACCTTAGTTTCAAGTTGGTTTACCGCATTCGCCGTTGCATTGGCTTTCTGTTCGCTGGACTTAGGTACTTCATTCGCCACAAATCCTTTTGGTGCCACCGATTGTTTGTTATTGGTATAAGTGCGGGTGATAATTTGATGGTTAACACTTTTATGCTTAGTGAGCTGATATTTAGCCCCTCCTCGCAAATAGATATATTCCACAGAACCATTCGTTAATTGAGCTGGCCCCATCACAGGGGATTGATTTGTCCATCGCCAATCAAAATTATCAATGATGCGGTTTTCAGACTGGGTTCCCCATCCAGAACCACTCACTTGCCATTCCACAATCATGGCAAAACCTTTGGTATTGTGAGTCGCATAGCTCGGTTTATTGTCTCTATATTGCCCTAATGTCCTAAAAACCTTAAAGGCATAACGTCGAGAAGTTACTAATGGCAAAATAATCGGATAATAGGTGTTTTCATTGAGTTTAGATAAATCTAAATCCACCACCACAGACTCCGTTAAATCGGCTTTCACTGTATCTAATTTGCTGGATAACGTTTGTACCTGAGAGGTTGCAGACGTCACTTTGCCATCAATATTAGATACTCGCGTATTTAACGCATTCACCACACTGCTATCAGCTTTCCCCTTAAGATTTGAATTGAGCGTTGAAATCTCTTGCGTTTGTGCTTGCTGTTTCGAGGTGAGGGTTTCTAATGATTTATTAATCGCGGAAACATTCCCATTCATCCGTGTTTCCAGTGATTGTCGGGCTTTCGCTTCTGCTTGGTCGCCTGTAACACGTGCTTGTTTCTCTGCGGAAATGAGTCCTGCGGTGACTTTCGATAAATCATTACCGGTATAATCACCACGAAGTTGAGTGGCTAAGAATTGGCGTTGTTGTGCTTCGGTTTTATCAGTCTCAATACGTGCTTGTTGCTCTTGTTTAATTGCGGCTGCCTGTGCTTCTGTTGCCGTTGAAACTTGATTTATCCGCTCAGCCAGTAATTTTCCTGCCTCCTCCCATTTTTTTTCACTTTCTTCAATCGTTGCTCCATGCCTCATCAACTCAGATAAAATCTTGTCATGATTTATCCTCATCAACTCATGTAATTCAGTAATATCGATTTGGTTAGCTTTACTGTTAATTTCACCCAATAAGTCTTGTGCGAGTTGGTCTCGGCTGATTTGCCCCGCTAATTCATCAAGAATAATACTAGCATCAAACTCAGATTCTCCCAGAATAAACTCAGTCCATTCGGAATGATTACCTATTTTATCTACCAGTCTTGCTCTAAAATAAAACGTTAAACCTGCTGATAACCCTGCCATTTCATAGGTTTTTGAGGGATAAGGAACATCAGATAACAGCATCAGACCTTCACCATTATTGGTTTTGCTGTACTGAATTTCCGTTTTTAACGTATCACTGGTGTTTTCACCAAATTCCCAGCCTAACTTAATGCCAAATACGAGCGGTGAAGCTCTAAAGTTTACAGGTTTAGGCGGGCTCCCTACTTTTCCTGTCAGTGTTGTTTCTGGCGCATTAGTCCATACACTGGATATTTCAGACGCATTTATCGCACGAACTCTCACCTGATAACGACCAGCATAAATGCCATCAACTTCAAACCCACATGTCGATGTTCTTGGCATTGATACCCAGTTATTATTATCTCTCCGCCATTGAGCCTCATAGGTAATGGCATTATCAACTGCATCCCAATCAACACGCAGAGTAATAAATGAAATACCTTGATTAACCTGAGAATAGGATGATATACGAATGTTTTTAGGTGGTGCTTGCACACTCGGTGGAACAATGGTGATTGGACGCTCACCTATTCTTGCGCCAGAGTCAATGTGATCGTAATTGCTTGGGTTATGGATTGCGCCAGTAATAGTGTATGTATTATCGCCATTATCAGTAATATTAACGACCCGATAAAGTTGTAATGTTAAATCATCAGCATCAACTGTCCAAACTGCGTTTTTCTCTGGTTCCTGTGAGTACTCCGTTGAAATTGTAATGATATTATCAGCAACCAGTGATACGGTTCTTCCCTCTGAGCGCCCGTTTGGCAGATTAACAATCAACCTATCACCAGCTTTAATATTGGCTCTGCGATCAAGTGTTATTTTTCTGCCTTCTACACGCGATATACGTCCACCATTATCTCTTCCAGCCAATGTAGAATCGGCAACAGCAATGATATGACCAGGAGAAGGTATTGCCCCCTCTAATCCTGTCGCAAAACTAATAACTCTGTCGTTAGCATTGGTGAGTAACGCCCAGCGACCTCTACGGTTAGCCTCCGTCTGTCGAGTGCAACCTATCGCTGATATTTCAGTTTTGCGTACTCCGTAACGACGCTGTAGTTTAATATCGGCCACAGCCTCAATCGCATCATTACTGTGGTTATTGGTGTCTGTGTAGGAAACTAATGCTTGTGTATATCGATTTTGCTGACTACCTCCTGAATAGGTAGGCTTACCTCCAACAATATTGGCATTAGTAAACGTTCTAAAAATACTATCTGGCATATCAGCGACAACATTAACCTTGTTATCAGCCCAAAATGTCATACCACGAAAAATAGCCGCTATATCTCTCAGTACTTGGTATGCCGATTCTTGCGATTGAATATAAACATCACACAGGAATCGAGGCTCCTTACCATCACCACCATGCCCATCGGGTACCAATTCATCACAATATTGCGCAATCTTATACAGGTCCCACTTTTCAACCTGAGAAGACTGGATCCGGTCACCACAGCCGTAGCGATTATTGAGTACTAAATCATAAAATACCCATGCCGGGTTATTGGTTGCTGCAAGTTTAAAGGTGCCATCCCATACGCCTGAATAGGCCCGATTAATCGGGTCATAATTCGTGGGCACTTTGATAAGCAAGCCACCTTTTGGGCGAACGCTAATTTTAGGGATGCGATTATTAAATTGACGCGCATTGAAAGTAATAAACAATAGGGCCGTATTTGGATAACGCAATTTAGCATCGATAACATCAGTAACAGCAGAGATAGTAACCTTATCAACAATTCTGGCTGTATTCTGATTCTTAGTTAATCGTCGGACACGGATCTGCCAACCTGTATTTGCCTTGGGTAAGTCAATGCGGTGTGTTCGCTGGTATTCGCTGGTCGTTTTACCATCAAAAGCAGACTTTAATACTTCATTATATCCAGCACCATCTGTAGATAAGTCAATAGCATATTCAATTCTATAGCCTGTAGTATCCCCGTTATCGTGTTGTTGAAACAATTGAGGAACAGATAGTCTAATGCGCACAGCAGATAGCTGAGTGTTATTAATGCTCCGCACATAGGGCTGATCGTCTTTTAATTCCAACCCTACCGATGTTTCGCTATCTACTGATGGGATACCCTGAATGTATTCTTGGTGTTCACTACCCGGTCTAAATTCCCAAGTGACACCCTCAAAATTCTTAGTACCGTCCGCATTGCCAATCGGTGTATCATCAAGAAAAATACGAGTATCGTCTAAGCCACCAGCAATTTCACCTTCTGAGATAGCCAATAAAATCTTAGCTGTTGATTCAGAAAGTAAGCTATCTGGTGATTCCGTGGGCGTATGTCCGCCACCGCCACCACCTTTTGCACCATGAATTAATTCCATATTTCACCCATAAAAAAAGCCACATAGTGGCTATTCTGAAATTCGTTTATGTTATTGCTGATCTTCTGTGTAAATCCCTGCAGAGATTATCGCTCCACCCACTTCTCGCCTATCTAGTCCATAAAGTAAAGGAACTGGATTTCCTTGTGCGGTTGTGTTTACAACACCACCAAAGGCGTATGAAGGTTTATTGTCGGCGTCTTGACGCACAGATAAGCCACGCGGCTGAGGTGACAGCATTTGCACTACGCCACCTAGCGCCATTGCTGCCCCGCCCATAGCTAAAGCACCACCAGCAAAACCACCCGCACCGAATGCAGCCCAACCTGCAGGACCTAACATCATGGCAGCACCAATCATGGCTACGCCTAAAATAGTCTGGAAAAACCCACCACGCTTGCTACCTTTTATCACTGGCGCTATGCGGATCTCTTCTGTGGTATCAAGATATAATTCATCTTCAGCAATGTTGCGCTTACCTTTAAATACGGCAAACTCCAGCCCTTTCAGGTGTGCATTAGCAAGAAACGGCTCAAACCCATCATAAAGCACGGAGAGCGCCTTAATTGCTTCGCGAGGTGAATCTATATCTAATTTGTGTTCACGCCCAAACTTTGCGCCAAGAACACCATATAGACGTATTGTTTTTAGGCTCATACAAACTCTTTCCTCCGCACAATTTTTACGGTTCTATCTCGCCAATAATCACTGTAAGGAACCAACCTGCTGAGTTGACCATAAAGATGGTGAAGTAACATGCCATTCATAATCACACCAGCGTGATTAGGTACATCGGCTTGCACTTGCATGATGATCATGTCACCCTCTTTCGGCTCACCAGCAATATCAACAAAACCTGCTTTTTGGTAATTATCCATATACAAGTTTTCGCCTTCTTCCCACCAATACCGATCAACGCTGTAGTTATGTAACTCAATACCGTGTTTTTGGTGGTAGTAGTCCATAATTAACGACCAGCAATCAGCATAGCCCAACACAAAAGGCCGTCCTTCTAATTCTCGTTCACCTCGAGGGTAAATAATTCGAATATCACCCTCTGGGCATGATGCGATCACCCAAGGTAATCCTGTCGCATCACACTGTAGTTTATCTATTTCGCTAGGTTGAGTCGTTACACCATCTCCACAATGGCTGTGCACAATTGCTATTGGCTCTCCCCAGTCCTCAGCAAGGGCGTAACCCTCTGGAGAAAGCTCAAAATGCTCTGTTGGACTATCTGAAAGATTGCTACAAGGAAAGTATTTTTTAACTCGACTTTTCTGACAGATAACTCCGCAAGCTTCTTTTGGATATTCAGCTTTTACATGTTGAAATATCGATTCCCTTAATTTTTTTGTGATCATCTCGTTAACCCCGCAGCAGGAAACCCTCCGAAATCTAATGGCTCATTCTCACCAAAGCGTTTTTTGCAATCACTAATAAGTCCACCACAACTATCTAGCGCAGGATCATCAACAGGGTTTCCTCTCTCATCAAAATATTTACTCCCTGAATATGAGCACCCATTACCACTACGATAATCGCCTTTCATGCACCAATAACAAAGGTTATGAATTTGTCGAACGGGTATCATTACTCCCTGCAAATCAAACGGGCTAGACAGCTCGAACTCTACGGATTCGCCAGCCACCTCATTAGTTTTACGATCGATGTAATAAACTTGTTTAAAGCATTCGTCTGGATTAGCTGTTGAATTTCCCTCAGGAAAGTTTTTAGCATCAAGATAGTGAGCAAATGTCTCATAAATAGTTACTTTGGCTTGCACCATGTCGTCAAACTGAAGACATAGAGATGAAATTAAGCCATCTATATTGGCAACCTTTAGAGATGGTCTCGCTGGACTACCATCACTATTTTTTGCCATTCCTTCAACTTCGTAAGGCCATGCTCCGTATTCATTTCCTTGCCACCAAATTGGTTTTGGCTTGATAACACCATTAGATTTCTCTATTTCTTCCGGTGTGTGAGGTAAGTTATAAGCATGGAAGCGAAGAATAGGGCCATCAAACCCACTACCATCCACCTCAATTAATTGAACCTTATTACCCGGCTCTAATTTTTGTACATCTGCTGTGATATTCATGCGCTAAATGCCTGTTCAAACGTAGCTGTCAATTTCATTACTCCATCAGAGATGGGGAGCATCGTTATTGAATCAGCTTTAACACGATAAAGCCCTTTTTCACCAAATGGAGGCGTCCAAATAAATGATTTTGCTGTGTGTCGCCGAATGAATTTAAAAATAGGCATCACCTCATCTTTTAGTCCCATATAAGCAAATGGCCACGTTTGAGATTCTGGATTAATACCATCACCAGCAACTTGTTTGTAACCATCTCCAAATTCAACTTCTTTAATGCGATGCTTGAACTCACCGCTTGGCGAATCTTGTATTTGTGTTCGCCATTTAAACTCTTCCATTGGTTACTCCAATAAAAAAGGCGATACAAAGCCGCCTGATCAAATATCAGGATATTAATAAATATCCATTAGGTTATTTTATATATTCAGCCCAGAGAAACTTACCGAAGGAATGGCTGACTTACTTCGATGGAGAATTGAATATGTTAGTTAGTGAAATGGCAAAAGACATAGAGGCCCTTCAAACACGTACTCTTGCTTTAGAGTATATAATTCAAGTAATGATTAGGAATATGTCTGATATTGAAAAAAAAAACTTATTAGTGAATTAAATAGAGTATCGCATGATAGTCCTGTAACTATCGAGGCGTTTGGTATCATTCAGTCACATTTACATAATTAGTACCATATTATAAAGGCGGTTACTGTGCCGCCTTTATGCGATCTATCATGGTTCTTGCATATTTTTCCGCTCTCCCCATAAATGAAGCAAATGTTTCATTTGGGTTATAATCCTCTGTGTACTTAAATTGTAACTTTGGTTCTTCATCTGGGGTATTATTTCCCACTATCTCCATTACTGTAATTTCTGACGTTAATATAGGTTTTTCACTTATTTTTATGGCCCCAATGCCATATCTTTTTACATCCCCTGTAATTTCCACTCCTGAAAATTTGTTTGATAACAATGGGAACTCTACTTTGATTTTCATAACTACCTCTCTTAATTGCCTTTGATTGTTCTTGATAATGCAGATGCTGGGTTTCTAAGTAAATTGTTAACCCCACTTTCCACCATTTGCTGGAATTCACGCTTTAATGATGAAGCATTGGCTTGATTACTTGACGGCTGTTGCTGTTGTCCATTTTCAATATTAATATCTCCTAAATTAATCTGTACGTTTCCACCACTAGCAATTTGAGGATTGCGAGCGATAAATGCTGTTGGCTGTGTAACCGACATTGGCGCTGAACCACCGACATGACCACCTGAAGCATAACCTCGCTTTCCTGCATCCATTAGTCGATAAAGGTTGGCAATACCTAATCGTTGCGTTGCTTCCTTGGTAAAGACGAACTCGCCTTTATGTACTACACCCGCTGGATCATGTTTTCCACCATCGCCTGTATAACCACCACTTGCAAATCCAAAGAAATTACCTACCGCACTACCACCAAATGCCGCTTTCATAGCATTTAGCATAGCCATCTGCATTAACATCTTGGTGGTCATTTCTAAGAATGAGCGAGTGAAGTCAGCAAAATTAGCTTTGCCCGTCAATACAAAATCAGAGAGACTGTTACTCATGCCCTGAAATGCTGATTGACTAATTTGAGCTACGTTACCGTAAACGTTTGTTGCCTGATCTTGGAATTCAGCAAAACCTTTCTTAACGCCTAACTCCCAGTTAGCACGAATAGCGTCTTCTTCAGCGTACCATTCCTTTAATTTGTCCTTTTTTTCAGGAGTGTCAGCTTGATTTAATGCGCTTTCTCTTTGTTGCAATCGGCTAGATAGCCCTGCTCCTTCCCTCAATGCTTTTATTTTTGCATTAAGGTTGTCCATCCATTTGTTCTGTTGGTCTAGCTCTCTATTTTTTTGCTTTTGAAGCTCAACATCATCACCAGCTATGGCCAATGCTTCTTGAGAAGCAAGAATGTAGTCCTTTTTAGCAAGCAACGCCTTTTCGTCCTTGGTTAACTGTCTTGTTTTCTGAGCCTCCTCAAGGATTGATATTTTCGCCTCCATATCCCACAGCTTTTTACGCTCAGAGCTAATCACATCACTGACTGTTTTATGCTCTTTTAGCACCTTCAATTGTGCTTGCAGGGATAGTAGGGCTTGATTTGCTGATTCGTCTACTCTAGTACCATAATCTGGTCGGTAGGTTGGGGTTTTAGATGTTCTATCTTTAAATTTATTATTTATATTTTGTACTGCTAACTTCCTTTTATCTTCAGTCCAAAATTCAGGGTCTCTTCTAACTTGCTCCCATAGCTTATTTAGGGCCGCTGTTCTTTTTTGAGCGTTAGTTGCAGTATCTTCTAATAATTTATTATATTCTCTAATTGATTCTTTTCTTTTTTCATCCGCCTCCTTGGATTTGTTTTGTGCTTTTTCATAACCTTCATGAGAAGATACGACGAAACTTAAAATCTTTTGTTGCTCCTTTAAGTTGCGAATCATATTTTCTCTTTGTTCTTTGGTTCCATGCCAAAATCCAGCATTTTCCCATTCTTTTATTCTGTCGTTTATCTCAGCTAACGCCTCCGCATCGGAAAGAGGTTTACCAATATTTTTTAAAGCATTTCCTGCATTCTTTATTGCGGTTGCAACATCATTCCATGCTCTCTCTAATGAACCTATATTTTGATTCATAGATCTAGTTCTTCTATCAGTTTCCTCTGACAGTTTTTTAATTGAAAACTCAGAAGCTTCTTGTGTTTTTCCTGCTATTTCTAATGACTTAATGTGCTCGTATTCAGACGCAGTCAACAAATGCAATGTTTTATCTAATTCTAAAATAGCATTTACAGGATCATCCTTTAGCCTCTTAAATTGGTTTATTGTTTCATCTATTGATTTTCCGGTGGATTGCTCCATTTGTGCTGCAGCCCTTGCCACCAACAAAATCTGGTCTCCTTGAAAACGCCCACTACCCACCACTTTAGTTAGAGCTGAGGCCATGTCACCCTGAGTAATCCAGTTCCCAACTAAAGTTTTAGATAATTGATTTAATTCATAGGCTGTTTTGCCAGCGTAACGTCCCGTCATTATCAATTGCTTATTAAACTCAGCAAATTCTTGAGATCCTTTATAAGCAGAGTAAGCCAGGGCTAGTGATGCAGTTGTTGCTGTTGCAATAGCAATCTTTGTTGGAGTAATTATCGATGCAAGCGCCTTCAACGAGTTTCCAATACCACCAAATGAGTCCTTTATCTGTCCACCTTGTTGTATCATCACCATCCAGACTGGCATTCCTGATGCTAATGACGTAACAATATCTGTCATTTGGGCTGGCAATTGCCGCATAGCGTTTCGATATTGGCCAATGGTGATTGAGCCATTCATAAAGGCTTTTTCTTGCTCTTTTAGCCTGTTGATCATCGGCGCAGCTTGTTGCGACACGCCAAGTTGAGCCGCTTTTAACTCTAAAATCTCTGTCCTCGTTTTTCCTATGATTTCAGTTTGATTTTTCAGTGAATTTAAAAAATCATCAGCAGCTCGCTTGGCTCTATTTGTTGCCGCCTCTTGAGCTAACAGCGCCTGCCCTTCAGCTGTAAGAGACATGCTAACACGTGTTAATTTATCCCTAGTCTGCTCAAGTATGGCGTTATAGTCTGCAAACTGATCCTTTGGTAATATCCCTTTTTTATTTGCTTCTATTAATTTTTGAGTAGCTTTATCAAGCGCATCAAATGCTTTATTGGTTGGATTTATTGAATTTAATAAGTCATCAAGTTCTTTCTTTTGCCTCTTTATCGCGTCGGCTGCTCTCTTTTGATGATCAACCCCTCTATTAAACTGGTCATTTAAATTTCGCGAAGAACCGCTTACCTTCTCTGCTGTATCGCCGAACTCCTTTAACTTTTGTGTGCCACGCTCCAGATCTGACGTATCAGCCTTTAATGATATTGTTGCTATATCTGCCATTTAATTTCCTCCAGATATAAAAAAACCACCCGAAGGTGGTTTGTAAGTCAATTTATATGAATTTATTTTAAGGTCGCTTCAACCTTCTCTGGGTGTAATGTGTACATTCCGCCATTGAATGGGTCTACAATAAACCAACCAATCAATCCTCCAAGTAACAAGTTACCACCAATGTACCAACCATTAGCGCTTGACTTTAAAGGCAAGGTGACTGGTGAAGCCCCATCTTTTGAAATAGTAACTTCATACTGTTTCTTACCAAAATAACTACCTGTTGACTTTTCTAAAGTGACGCCTTGTGGAGTTTTCCCTTGCGAAACAATCCTGCCTTGCTCATCTTTTATGGAAAAATCAGCACCAGAAGGATTACTATCGATTTGCACTAGTTGAGTTTTATCTCCAACGATTGTTGCGCACCCACTTAAAGAAAATGCAAAAAATGCCACTACTGACGCGATAATTATTTTTTTCATTAAACCATTCCTTTTTAAATTAATTAGCGCATCTTATGATATTTATCTAACAAAACTTTACAATTAAATTTTTTACAATTTTATAAATTTTAGTTGGTATTTGCTTTCTTACTGTAGCAATTGTGAGCAACAAAAAACCCACCGGAGTGGGTT